ACGTCGGCGAAGTCCATCCTCTTCGGTGCGATGGACCGGTACTACATCCGTGAGGTCAACGGCATCGACGTCGCGATCAGCGACGACTTCGCCTTCGACTACTCGGTGCGGACCTTCCGGGTCACGCTCCGCACGGACGGTGTCCTCATCGACCAGACGGGTGCCGTGAAGCACTTCGTCGGCGGTGCGAGCTAGTCCAGCACCATCCCCGTTGTGATCGCCCCGCCCGCCTGAGCCCCCTCGGGCGAGCGGGGCATCACACACGAACGCCCCGGAGGCAACCCCCCATGAAGATCCGCATGCTCGTCGACATCGCCGGAACCCGAGACGGTGTCGAATGGCCGCCCCGAGGCGGCATCATCGACCTCCCCGAGCAGGAGGCTCGCGACTACATCGCAGCCAAGCTCGCCGAAGCAGACGACACGCCCGCCCCGGTCACCGAGACCGCCAGCGTGGAGCCGGCCAAGGAGACCGCCGCCCGCAAGCCCGGTCGTCCCCGCAAGACCGCCGAATAACAGGAGTCCCCGGTGACGATCACGAACGGCTACTGCACGCGCGCTGATCTCACCGACCAGCTTCGCATCACCGACAACATCGACGACAAGATCATCGACCGTGCGATCACCGCCGCCAGTCGACAAATCGACGGTCGCTGCGGTCGCCGCTTCTACGCAGACGGCACCGCCACCGCCCGGTACTACATCCCCCGTTCGTCGACGTTCACGATCGTGGACGACATCTCCTCCACGACCGGCCTGACCATCGAGATCGACGCGGACGTCAACGGCACATGGGAAACGACCCTCACGGTCGGCACCGACATTCAGGTCGGCCCATCGAACGCCCTGGCCCGCAACGAACCGATCAACACGCTCAGGGCGATCCAGTACTACTTCCCGCTCAGCACCCTCGACCGGGAAACCCTGAAGGTCACCGCCAAGTGGGGCTGGCCGGCCGTCCCGAATGCGATCGTCGAAGCCACCGCACTCCTCGCCGCCCGCATCTTCAAGCGGTACGACTCGCCCCTCGGGGTCGCCGGCTTCGGTGACCTCGGCGCGATCACCGTCCGTCGCCTCGACCCGGACGTCGAACTCCTCATCGCCCCCTACCGACTGATGGCCTACGCATGACCGCCACGGTCTCGGAGGGGGCCGTCGCCCTCAAGGAATCCCTCACCGCGATTCCAGGGCTGCGTGTCGCCGATCACCTCGTCGACAACCCGTCACCCCCGATCGCGATGGTCGGCATCGACCAGGTCACCTACCACCGGGCATTCGCGGGCGGTAACGCCGAGCACGAGTTCAAGATCACGATCCTCGTCGGACGTGACCCCGAGCGTGTCTCGCAGGACCGTCTCAACGGGTACCTGTCCTACGACGGTCCGCAGTCCGTCAGGGCTGCCGTGGAAGCCGACCCGACACTCGGTGGGGTCGTGAACACTTGTCAGGTCACGACGGGCGGGAACATCGGTCTCGTATCCATCGGAGACGCCAACTACCTGACCGTGGAGTTCACGGTCCTCGTCCACCCCTAGGAGGCCCTCGTGGCGACCTACAAGATCATCGGGGACCGTGAGGTCGCCGGTAAGCAGCCCGGATCGAGTCTGTCCGACAAGGACCTCGAGGCGGCAAACATCCCGGCGCTCATCGCTGCCGGTCATCTCGAAGCACCCAAGTCGGCCGCGGCCGAGAAGCAGGAGACTGAGTAGCTGTGGCGCTCACCTACACGAACCCGAAGATCACGATCAACTCGGTGGACCTCACGGACCACATCGCGTCGGTCACGATCAACCAGAAGTACGACGAGCTCGACACGACCGTGTTCGGATCGGCCGGCAAGCAGCGAATCGCTGGCCTCGAGGACTCGTCCATCGCGATCGAGTTCCTCCAGGACTACGCGTCCTCCTCGGTCGAGGCGACCGTGAACTCGCTCATCGGCACGACCACGACCGTCGTGATCCAGGCGAAGACCGGTGCCGTGTCGGCGACGAACCCGAAGTGGACCGGCACCTGCCTCGTCACCGAGCTGCAGCCGGTCGCCGGTGCCGCCGGTGAGCTCGCCAAGCAGTCCGTGACCTGGCCCGTCACCGGTACCCTGACCCGAGCCATCAGCTGATGCTGGCCGCTTGGAACGTCACCGTGAGGCGTTCCGGCGAGGAGACCACCGTCAAGGTGACTCCCGCTGTGATCGTGGCGTTCGAACGGCACTGGAAGCTCGGAATCGGTCAAGCGTTCAGCGAGAACATGAAGATGGAACATCTCATGTGGCTGACGTGGGAAGCCGAACGAAAGTCCGGTGCCGTGGTCAAGCCCTTCGACGAATGGATCGAGCAGCTCGACGCTGTGCCCGAACTCGACGTCGATGGGGTCCCTACCGGCGGGACTCCCTAACGCACCTCATCGCACGAGCTGCCGTCGCGACCGGTATTCCCCCGCAAGCCCTCGTGGACTGCGATACGGGAATGCTGGCAGCGATCTTCGACACGCTCGTCGAACAGGCCAGGGAGTCCCGATAGGAGCCGACCGCCATGCCGATCATCAAGGGTGGTGAAGGCGAACGCATCGCCGTTCAAGGTCTCAACGAACTCATCAAGGCGTTCAAAGAGATCGAGGATCAGGACGCCGACGGCATCAACCAGTTGAAGGCGATCAACTACAAGGTCGCCGGATACATCAAGCACAAGGCCACCACCAAGGCCGCCGCTCAAGGTGCCTTGGCGATGAAGGCCATGGCACACATGGCGATCAGCCAACAGGCCGCTCGAGCAGCTCTGCGTGAGCAGATCGTCGCCGCTCACGATGCGTCCGGCACGAAGAAAGAGGGCTGGTACGCGTTCGGTGGTACCGAGTTCGGTGCGTACCACAACAAGCGTCGACTGGTGAAGGAACGTGCCCTCCGAGCCACAGTCGGAGGCGCAGCCCGACGCCAGACGAAAGCGTCTCGGGCGACGATGATCCACGACAACGAGGACATCGGCAAAGTCGCTCGACGCGTCGAGTCACAGTTCGTCGACAAAACCGGCCGCACCGTCGGCAAGGGCGAAGTCACCGAGAAGCAGCGCGTCAAGCTGAAGCGCCGCAAGGGCGGTGGCATCTACGCCGTCCGAGGCTGGAACCAGTTCCGACCGTGGACCGGCAACGGACAGACATCCGGTCACTACTTCTTCCCGACCGTTCGGGCGGAGTTCCCCCACATCCAGGACATGTACTGGCGCGAGCTCGAGGACCTGATCTACCGGGTCTGGCGAGACTGACGCCGGCAGGAGGCCACCATGCCGTCGCGCAGGGCGATCACAGTCGAGATTCTCGGCAACGCCCGTGGCCTCATGGGCTCCTTCAAGGATGCCGAAAAGGCCGGCAAGAAGTTCGGCGACAGCATGACTGGCCTCAAGGGGGCCATCACCACGATCGGCCTCGGCGCGGCAGGTGCCGAGGCCTTCTCTTTTGGCAAGAGTGCGCTGCAGGCCGCGGAGGAATCCCGCAAGGTCCAGAAGGGCATCGAAGCCAGCATCAAGGCTACGGGTGGTGCGGCCGGCGTCACCGCGAAGGAGATCGACAACTTCGCGTCGAAGATGCAGTACAAGACCGGCATCGACGACGAAGCGATCAAGACGTCGCAGGGTTTGCTCCTTGGATTCAAGTCAGTCAAGAACGAATCCGGGAAGGGCAACGACATCTTCGACCGGGCGTCGGTCGCGATGCTTGACCTGGGCAAGAAGATGGGCTCCACCGACGGTGCCGCTAAGGCCCTCGGTAAGGCCCTGACCGATCCGATCGGTGGCATCAGGGGCCTGAAGGCCGCCGGTGTGACCCTGTCGGACGCCCAGAAGGAACAAATCAAGGGCTTCATGGCGGCAGGCGACACCCTGTCCGCACAGAAGGTCATCCTCGGCGAGGTTGAGGGCAGGGTCGGCGGGTTCGCCGAGAAGACCGCCAGTGCCGGCGACAAGATGAAGATCGCCTTCGATGAGGTCAAGGAGAAGATCGGTGGAGCCCTGCTCCCGATCTTCGACAAGGTCGCGAAGGTCGTCACCGAGAAGCTGATTCCGGCCGTTCAGGACTTCTTCAAGAAGAACGGTCCGAAACTCAAGAAGCTCTTCGAAGAGATCAAGGAAAAGGTCGAGCCCGTCATCCACGCGATCGGAGACAAGCTCTCCCACGCGTTCAAGAAGATCGGCAAGTTCGCATCCGAGAACAAGCCGGCCGTCGCCGCATTCATCGGTGTCCTGATCGCCGCCGCTGCGATCGCT